CCGGATGATCATGTTCTGTATCTCGTCAGACTTTTTCTTCCGGAGTATTTTTTTTGCCTCTGCGAGCATTTCGCCGGTACGCATCATGTAGACCATGATGACGGATATGCGCTCTTGTATTTCCGCCGGATTGTTCGAGCAGGTGGTGTTTAGATAATCGCTTATTTCTTTTATCTCTTTCTCCATCGTCATACGTTGTTTAAGTACTCATTCACAACTTTCATGAATTCGCCGATCGAACGGACAACGACATATTTGGCGCCGATCCGACCAAACTCAGCTTCGTATTCCTTCTGGTGTACGGATTGCCTGTTTTTGCCGGCCTTCAACTCGATCCCCATAAACGGGTGTTCTTTATTTGGATATAGCAAAATGAGGTCCGGGACCCCGGCTCTGACACCCATTTGTTTAAACTTCGCCGCTTCGACTGCATTGCGATAACCTCCGTTAGGAACGTGTATCAGCAAGTGTCTGAGGTTCGCATATTGCAAATCGAACCATCTAACTATTGACTTTTGTAGTTGATCTTCTATATGTCTCATTCGTAATCGTAATTATCGTATTCATCCGGTTCATAGTCCGGTATGTCGTATCCAAAATCCATCGAGCTGTTTCCTTTCTCATCCTTCATCCATCGGTGTTACAATCGTGTCACGTCCGGTCTTGTCTACGATGATCTTCTTTCCCGATACGGTGATTTCCGTCTTACATCCTTCAGGTAGGGACTGGAAGAATTTGCGGACGGATGGATTGTTGGCGTCGGCTGTTTTATCCGTATCTTTGTCATCTTCGGCATCATACGGGAATATATCCATGAGTGCGGTTTCGGTGACAGAAGCGATTTTGTAATCGGCCAAAGTACCCTTCATTCCTTTTTCCAGCACTTCGATAGCTTCTTTCAAATTGGAGGCTTGTGTCAGCATCTGTGCAGATGTTTTCTTTTCAGCTCCGCTTTTCTCGTCGAGCGTAATGAAGTAGACTTTGATCTTATAGAAGCGGTCGCCATTTTCATTGAAGAATATCTCGGACAACTTTGCCCGCTTGATGTCTTTTATCACAAACTCACCGCTGATAAAAGGGGTTAATTCTTCAATGATACGTGCCTCTGCTTCTGTAAACGACAAGGCGTCGGCCAAATAGGGCTCCGTCACTTTCTTTTGCTTTCCGTCCTCCATTATCTTTTCATAGGAGACTTTACATTCAAACCAATTGTGCATCATACTCTATTTCTTTTAATTCGTTCAACTTATTTGCGGGACGGAGCGGAATCGAACCGCTCTGACGCATGGCTTATGTGATCACTTCCTTTCGTCCCAAAACTCCCCTCTGCATATCCTCACGGACGGCAAGGGGAAACTAACCTAAACTAATACCATGCAAAACACACTATTGGCTATCCCCAGACTTTCCAGTCCGGGATGTATTCGTAATCATTCATTTCAAGCTCCTTTCTAATTTACGGGCCATCTTCCTGCATCTGCGGGCTACATCCAGATCGACCGGCTTAGAGCAGTTGGCGTCTATTAGTACTTGCGACCGACTGAGCAGACCTATGATTGTTTTAACATCTGTTTTACTTATCCTGTCTTCATCCTCAAGTCATGGAACCTCTATCTTGTCGAAGTCAATGCCGTGTTCGTTCATGAAGTTGCCGAGAGCGATAATATTTTCACGGGTTGTTGTGACCTTGAAGGCACGAGTTAGAAGTTCCGGCTGTGCCGGCACAGGCTGTTCTTTAGGCTGATCCATAAAAGAAGGTTGCCCATTCATCCTTTGATTAGCCGTATTAAAAGGATTGGGTTGGCTAACTTTGGGTTGTTCTGCTTCTACTTTCTTACGTGCTTCTTCCTGTTCTTTTCGTTCCTGTTCAGCTTTGATACGTGCTTCTTCTGCTGCTTGGGCACGTTCGCGTTGTTCCTTCAGACGATTAGCATACTGGATGGTATTGCCAATGTTCATCGTGTCCATATAGTATGTGCGAAGTACGTCAAAATCATCACCGGCAAAGCCTTTAAGCGTTTCAAGATCTTCGTCAACCTTAGCGAAAACCGTTTCAATGTCTGCTTGTACCGCTTTCATGCTTGTGGACTTGTTAAGCCATTCCTGCTTGAAGATTTTCCGAAAGTCGATCAGATTCGTATTTCCATCGTCGAAGTAGGAACGGATAACGGCAAGTTTCTTGTCTTTATACTGCTGTTCGTTCTGCTTGACTACCGTGTCAATCTTGGCAGAGCATTCGCCAATCAATTTTACGGTTTCAGCCACAACATCCTTGAACTCTCCGAAAGGTTTCATAAATTCCTTCTCGATTTCAAGACGTTTTGAGTTGAGAATTTTGGCCGCCTTGTTGAGAGCAGCTTTATCTCTCTTCGCCTGGTCGATATTGTCATCGTTATAGTTTGATATATCGTACATGGGAAGAGTTGATTTTACCATGTCTCTGATTTGGATCGCATTAGTAGTAAGGCTACCTAATGTTTTTTCACTAACGACCAGTTCAAGGTCGCTTTCTTTTATTGTTATTAACTGCTGTGTTTTCATATTGGGTTTAATTAATTATTTTATCTATCATATCGTTAGCAAGGCGTATACGCCTATCCATTTCCGCGAATATTTTTTCATCCGGCAGGATACGGACGATGTGTATCGGATCGGATTGGTATGGATTATAGGCAATGAAATATACCTCTTTCGCCCCTGTACACATCATGTGTGCCATGCACTGGTAGAAGTATTCATATTTTACGCTTAATAGGGATGCGTTGTCATAAATCTCGTTCTTGTAGCGCATGAATGTTGCCTGGTTGGGACATTTTATTTCCAGACAGGACTTTATGCCGGTGTTCTCGTCGTAGTAAAAACCGTCTGGACTGCTGGCAAAATGTGGAATGGTAGGATGTTTGCACGAACCGACCTCCACAATATGCAGACCGGATATTTCGGCATACAGGTTGCGAGCATCCGCCTCTTGTTCGTTGCCCCATCGTATCGCCTTGCTGGTCACTTCCGTTTGCTTGAGATATTCGGCAAACTGGCTATCGTCATTAACGATAGCCGGATTCATTGCCCTTTCTGATGCTATTTGATATATGTAGCTTTTCCCTGTTTCAGAAAAGATGTCCGTGCGCCCGCTTTTCATTAGTAAGCCGACATTGCTGCCTGTGATATTCCCATGACGGGCGCGGAACCAAGCTATCGTATGCTGTGCTGCATTATCAATCATAACAGGGTTTTTTGTGAGGGTTGTTTACTATCCGTCTCTGCTTTTTCAGCCGGGTATGGTTGCTGTTCTTCCATTTTTTTTTGGACGGCTGCTTTGCTTGCCAGATCGGCCAGCTTGTTTTTTGGCTTGATTTCTTCATATTCGACATCCTGTATGTCGTCAGCTTCTTCTTTAGTCAAGAATCCCATGCTGATTTCAGGACAGTACATACGTTGCCAGAATGCAGCAGCACGATAAGTAAGCATAAGGCTTGGCATTGTAACCCACTTGCTACCGGTTTTTGTATACCATCCTTCCTTAATTGCCGTTTCAATCGTTATAGGATCGGATTCAAGTGTCTCCCCTGTAGAAAGTTCAGTTGCGTAGGCAATACATTCAATGTTGTCAACATCTGTACCGTCAAACTCTTTTACCACTATGGTATTACGCTTAGCAACATTATCCCAAACCGTTTCGTTATATTTGATCTTTCCGACCTTACCGAGACTTCGTTTTCGGTATCGTAGGGATGAATATTTACCACTCATGTTGATGGTAGCAATAAGGAATTTGCTCGACCATGAGGGGTTGCCCTTGACAATGTAAAGGTTTTGCATGACCATCAGCGAATTCACGCCCATACGTGTTGCCATATCAATCGCAATCACACAGTTGCCAACATTGCCTTTATAGGCTTCTGGTACGATTGTGCTTTCCGTGTACATCTTTGCCATGCGTTGCATGACCTCGAACTGTTTCACCATCTGTCCGACCGGAGTAAGTGCAAATTCGGCAGCTTGTTTTGCCTGGGTAATCTGCAGTTCTGTTGTTTGAATCTGTTGTTCCATTATTATACTGTTTTAATGTTGTTCGTTTTTGTAAGCCTCATATACGATGCCGATGGCGGAAAGGATCTCCTCCAGCCTTATGCATTTTCTTTGATAGTCACATGCAATAATTATGTTATTCTGTGCTTCCAATGCGTATTCAACGAGCTCTCCGTGGCTCATCGCCTGCAAGTCTTCTTTTGTTTTCATTTGCTATGTTTTAATAGTTGTACGTGTTCATTTCAAACCTCCAATCTTCTAACATTTCGTCGAATTCTGGATCATTGGTTTCTTCTCCGTCGTAGCAAAGATCGCCGTCCGGGTTCTTGATGTAGATCTCCTTCATTTCCGTTCCTCCTTATGTATTGCATATAATAAGGAAAGGCCACATGCAAAGAAGAGAACAAGGGAATAGTTGTAGAACATCCCGACACCACTGCCTATTGCCATAAGCAAGGCCATCACAAAGATGATTTTGTTTTCTGTTTCCATATCGTTGATTTTTAAATTTGTTTCAAAAAGGAAACCGTATCTACCTGTCACAGGCCGATACGGCGATATTACTACTTATTCTAAACCAATAAAAAATAACTGAGGCCAATCGCGGACTCGATCCGCGTGTAAACCCAGGTGAGCTTTTTAGGCGAGACACGTTGATATAATTAAAATTTTCACCTTGTTTATTTGGCCGCCCAACCATCTCTAAGGCGGAATAAATATTTCTTTCATATCAATGTTTGTTATGTGGCAATACGGTCTTCTTAACCAACCACCGCAAGGATACCCGGATAGGGATTGCCACGAGTTATATAGTATGGAAATAAAAAGAGTCAAAAAAGAAACCGTATCGGCTTGTCGCAAGAGGATACGGATAAGTTGGTTTTGCCAACTTCGTTAGCTGTAAACAATAAAAATTAAAGAATTAGTTGAGTAAAAATTTGTCCCCGGCAGCCGATCCGATCGACAGCTTCGCGCCTTTGTACCGGGTTTTCTTAACTTTGTAGTGTCAAATCAAAAAAATTAAGAAAATGAGCAAGTTTATTGAACTAAATTCTGGGAAAGACAAATTTATCGTGAATGTTAATTCTATTTCTTATGTCGAAAGAAGCGACTTGTCTGGTTCTGTTGTGCATTTTGCCTATTCAAGATCGGATGCTACTGCTGTTTTGTATGTAGATCAAAGTCTTGATCAGATCAGGGAATTAATCGCTGAATAATTCTTTCTTCCGGAAAACGGGGATTCCTATGATATAAAGGGTTGTTACCTGTTCTGCAATGTGCATTTCTTTTTTAAAGGTTTCCCCGATTCTTACTTCACGTAAGCGTTTTGTCTTTACTTCTTTTTGAATAAGTACTTTCATAATCACGTTTTTTAATTCGTTCCCGGAGGCCGATCCAATCAGCAGCGTAGCGCCTTCATATCCGGGATATATCTTATTCGTAACGACGGTTGACCAACTCCATGACCGAGTAACACCGAAAGGGATCATCTGAAAGATGAACGTTACGCGTCACAACCTCACATCGACAACACCGGTTAAACAACACCGGAAGCGATAACCTCATACAGTTTGTTGCTGATCGATTGAAACGACCCGTCTACCAGCCCAAGCAAAAGCCTATTTACTGGAAGGCAGGATTTAATCCACAATGTTAAAGAACGTCTATATCGGTGCTCCCTGCCGGACTTGAACCGGCGACCTTATCATTATGAGTGATCTGCTCTGACCTGTCTGAGCTAAAGGAGCGGATATCGGAAAACTCCGACGGTTGGTTTATTTTTTCTTTTTGCTCAATTGCCATCTGATGAATATCTCGTCTACACGGCTTAACTCTTTCAGTTGGGCCGTTGGATATTCTATCTTACCCGGTCTTATTATTGGTTTGATAGCTCCTGATCTTCTCCAGCGGAGTACGTTTGCCTGTCCGTATATTCTTTCCGCTCTCCGCTGTGAGATATATTCCGGATCGTCTTTGTCCTCTTTCATGAATGAAGCGAGACGGGCGGCTATATCCGTCACAAACTTGTCGTAGGTGACCGATTTCTCGAAGAATGTTATTTCTGCGTTCATAGGGTTGTTTGTTTTTTTGTTCCCAGCGGAGGCACTACCCTCTGCTGGGATTGCTTAACTTTGTAATTGTTATCATCTGAGAGACAATAACTCACGCCTCCCGTTTTACAATACAGTATTCTTCCAACTCTCCAGTAGAGACAGAAAATTTCATGTTTGTGGAAGTGTTCAGCCTTGCAGCTATGACACGGGCCTGGGTTGTGGTTAGGTCCGGTCGGTAGAATGTCTTTGATTCACCAACCTTGAAATTCTTAAATGTTTCAGTCCAGACAGGGCGCATTACTATTCCGTCAATGACTGTCTTTTTTCTTCGCTTTTGCTTTGTCGCTAACATAATGTATATTATTTTTGTATATTAAACTTTTTTGTTGCGTTGTGATACTTGTTAGAGTAGTATCACGGTGCAAATATAAACATACCGTTTGTATTTACAAACAATTTGTTTGTAATTAAATGGTTAAATATACTAAAGCATGTTTACATGGAAGAAAATCAGAGATTTAGAAATGTGATAACTTCTCTTAAGGAAAACAAGAGAGTCAGAAATCAGCAAGATTTTGTTGAAAGAATTGGTTCTGATAAAACGACAATTTCCCAAATTGTCAACAATAAAATCATGATACCAAACAATTTGTTTGCTAAAATAAAGGAGGCGTTTCCTGAAGTATCAATTGAATGGATCAAATCTGGAGATGGCGAATTGTTTAATAGCCCCGTTGTTCAAACCAATCAGAATGGGGATAATATCCATGGACAGTCGGTAACGGTGAATAAGTCCGAAACAGAAAAGCTACTCGAAGCATTGGACAAGTGTCACGAACTGCTCAAAAAGAAGGATGAACAGATAGATAAGTTGTTGAATATGTTAAGTAAATCAAGGTGATTATATAATTATGGATGAAGATAAATATAGAAAAATAAAAGCGATATGCTTGGTGATTGCAACATTGACATTTGTAATAATATCTTATTTTTTGAGCTGCCATTTAAGATATCATGTAACAGATGGTTGCAGTATTATTGATAAAGCCACAGGTAAAATTGAGATGGTTAAGCAATGATAAATATCATGGTACGAATAATTATATATCTAATTTTTATTTTATTCTCTTGTTTATCTGCAAACGCAAATAAAATTCAAGATTGTTTTTATGAATGTTGTTTTGGATCTTCTTATGATGAAATCATGGGAAAATTGGTTTTACAGGATTATGAAGTTGAAAAACATGCATCATATCTTGCTGTAGAGGGCGTCTTTTTTGGAGGTGTGTATTTTGATAAGGTATTGTTTCGTTTCAAGAAGAATGTATTTTATTGCATAGAATTTTACAGTGATGATAATAGTGACACACAGGAACTTCACAGGAAAATTGTAAATAAATATAATTGTTTTAATATAAAAGACATTAGTGCATCTGCTTGTGATGACTTAGGAAGAAGTGTATTCTCGTGTTTTGTTTCTATTGACAGGTATAAATATGTGCTATCTTACAAAGATGAGCGATTATATGATTTATGTAATTCAAACGATATATAGAAATTTATATGAACACAAAAATTAAACAGACATTAAAGTTACTTTTAGTAGTAACTTTATTGGTATCCTTGACTGGAGCCGCTCAAGTGGCAAATGTATATATTTGCACTGGTAGATACGCTAAAGTGTACCATTCCAACAAGAACTGCAAAGGACTGGATAATTGTAAAGGGGAAGTTAAGTTGGTTTCTTTGGAAACGGCTAAACAACAAGGTAAACGAGCTTGTAAACTGTGCTATAAAAAATAGAGAGAATCCCCCATCACCAAGTTTAGATGCTTAGCGATGGGGAATTCTGGGTTATGGAATTTAAATTCAATCCTTCCCCCAATTTTGTTTTATCCAGTCAAACATATTTTTGGGTTGAGTTGGTCCAAAGCCGGCCCACGTGTCTCTATCTCCATCCAATTCAATAACCATAACTCGATTTTCAGAATAAAGCTTACATATTTTGTCTCTAAGTATTGATGCTGTCATTTGACCAGAACTATCTACCAACAGCCACATATTACTAATCCAATGCCACCACCCCAATTTATTATCTTTTATAAATTGTATAAAATGCATCTCCTTTTCTTTGGGGATGTTGTCGCTATAACAAACTACAAATCTTTTTTTCATATTCCATCCTCCTTTGATAGTCGAGAGTTACATTCGTTTGGTTGACGATTATTAGATAATGGTGCAATTCCAGTCACATCATCACCCATAATTCCTTTTTCAATAGCCAGTTTTTGAATAGTAAATTTTTCACTTCTTAATGAATCTCTATCATTTATCAAACAATATATGTAAACAAAAAAGAATACAGCAACTCCTAAGCAAAAAATAACAGCCAGCATTATAGTTAACCAAATAGGCGATCCAAATTTTAGTAATGTCAAAATACCTCCAATTATTAGTGCTAAGAACCATGTCAAAGGTTTCAATATTGTGGATTTTGATCCGCTTGCATCTGAACGTGAAAGAAGTTCTCTAATACCTGTTATGGACATAACGATTATTATTTAATGCAGCAAAGATGGTTAAAATCTTTAATATAACAAATCCCTGAATACAAAATTCAATTTACCTGGGATTGATAGTGCATATTTCGGTGATACCCACCCAGGCATTTCGGTCATATCCACCCAGTTTGTTTCCTATAAAATGGCATTGGG